TGTTTATAATGATAAAATTGAAATAAAGATTAATATGCATATCGAAAAACTTTTATCGTTAAATGATATGCAAAAAGTAGACAAGTGGGAGAGCAATAGTCAACTTTTAACATACATTAAAAATATATTAAAAGAAGATATTGCTATACCACTAGAGCTATAATGTGGGGAATTAGCTCAGAGGGAGAGCACTTCCTTCACACGGAAGGGGTCGTAGGTTCAAATCCTACATTCCCCACCATTTTTTTAAAAAAATATTGACATTAAAAAGATAATTGCTATAATAAAATTGTAAGTTCAAATTTTAATCTACCTATAAGGAATTGAAACATTTATATTATTGTTTTGGTTTGAGTTAATGCCAGTGCTTAACTACAAACTAAAGCAATAAAAGTTTTTAGTTTACCTATTAGGGGAGGAGCCTTGGCATATTGCCAAGGTTTTCCTCGTTTTAGGAGTGATAATTATGAATAATTATATTCCTGAATCTTTTATTAATGATATAAATAAAAATTATAAAGAACTATGTATAAAGTATAATATTTCTCCACAAACAGTATATCGTTGGAAATTTGCTATAAAAAATAAAGAATATTGGAAAATAAATTCAGATATAAAAATAAATAGTAGAATTCTTGGTATTTTGTGGGCATTAGGAAGAGATGATGGAAAAAATTTTATTTTAAGATATAAAAATAAAGACATTATTGAAGAAGTAAAAACATATTTTAAATTAAATAATAATATTATTGTTGGTAAATCTAACACTAATATACAATACAAATTAAAAATTACTGGAAATAATCGAATAAAAATACTTAATATATTGAAACAATATGGTTGGACAGAAAGAAATGCTGATATAAGAGAATATCCTAAAAGAAATATAGACCATAAAATTTTTATTCAAACATATATTGAAATACATTCATGTTTAGATTTTCCATTTAATAATAGGATAAGATTGAGAGTATTTGGAAACAAATTTTTAACCTAAATTCAGCAAGAAGTCTCCATCTTCTATAAGGTGGAGATGAATTGCTGACTAATATAATTGTTATTTCTACAAATTAGCTGCAATTCTTTCGGATTGATTTGTTTATATTTTTCTGATATTCGTAAATAATTACCTTCTATGTCCTGTACATATACCCATTTTCCTGTAAAACCTGATATATAGCCTATTTTATCTATTGAAGGTATATATACTTTATCCCACAAACACCAGCAGTTATTATTAGTTATGATTTTCTTTATGTTCTTTTCGTTTCTTTTAGCATCTCTATTAGGTTTACTTCTTCCTTTACGTGGAATTTCTTCATGTAAACTGCGTTTCTTTTTACGAACTTGCTTGATATAATAACTGACTGATACCTCCTGTCTTGGTTTTATCCCCACAATAGCAATAGCATCATTTATGTGTGATTTTTCTAAATTCCATTCTTTGCGTTTTCTGCGGGTATATAGTCCAAAAGTATATTCTGTTGGTGCTATTTCCTGTAATTTAGGAACAAGATAATCCCTTAAGACATTCATAAATGCAGTAGCCTTAAAATTCCTAATTGCTGGCGGATTTTTGCCAGTAAATTCTTTGTACAATAGATTGTCTTTCTGTCTGTTGTGTTCTTCGCAGCAACATACAAGATTAGTTGGATTATCTGTTCCGCCTTTACTTTTAGGTATTATATGATCTACTGTCATTTTGCCTGAACATGGTATATCAGGTCTTAATTTAGCATAATGACATTGATAATTGTCTCTTATTTTTACGTATTCCTTAACACTGTCAAAACCTTTCATATCTCCATTTTGATATTCTTTACCTTGTATATTTGGATTTATTAATGCCTGTGTATCAAATTGTCCTACTTCTACAATGATGTTTGTAATAGGTATAATTTTAGATAACTTTTTTATAATATTGTAATGTGCATCAATTCTTGCTGTTATGGATGGTGGAAGCCAACCATTTTTCCTTTTGCGGTTAAGAAATCTTGGTTTTCTGTAACGTGTTTTTCTGTTTCTTCTGCTTCTTCTAAGTCTACGTTTTGTTTCAATATTTTCTTTGATGTCTTGTCTTAATATTACTTGTGCTTTATAAATTATTCTGCCATCATCTGTTGTTACTGCTATGCCTATGTTTTTACTGCCAGCGTCAATACCAGCAGTACAACATTGTTTATAACCACTACTGCCGTATAACAGTTGGATTGTGAATGGTTCATATTTGACTATCTTTGCTTTGCCTTGCTTAAGCAGTTTCCTTGCTTTTGAAGGTTTGCACGACATAAGAGGTCTGCCATGTTTGTTTACAACGAACACTAACATAAAGTGTTCCTCCTTTCAGAGTTATTTGCCCATCGCCAATGTTAGACAAGCTTACACGTACAAGCCACTGTTCCTACCCACAGAACTGTTTAGGTCATGTACGACAGAGCTTGAAACTTGAGCATCATTTCAAGGTGTCATAACCTGTCTAACGTAGCCCTGTCAGCATACTGCTGGTGGCTGAGGCTAGTCAACCAAGGCTTTTTCAAGCCTCCGCTTCTATAAGCGGGGGTAGTTGACTATATGATATTAATAAACTTATACCACAAATATTTAATGTAAAATCTAAAACACCACAAAAAATAACTGATAAAACATATGCATTATATTATGCAGATTATTATGAAATAAAAGAATTATATACTAAAGTAGATATAAAAAAATAAAAGGCAGACAATAAAGTCCGCCTAATCTATATAAACTTCTCCTTCTACCAATAGGGTAGAAGGAGAAGGAGAAGTTAATTACCTGCTTTATCATTCATTTTGCCACTTGTAGCAGCTACAAGAAAACCATTCAGAAATGCAAGAACTACATTAGACCAATTTAGCGGAGCACCATTAGCAGCAGTAGCACCTAAAAGCACTAAAAATCCGATAATAACTGCATATAAATCTGTACCAATAAATTTAAATACTTTAACCTGATCTACTATTTTTTTAGTATAAGCAACAACCAAATAAGTAATTCCAGAAGCTCCTGCTAAAGTAGCTAAAGTCTCCCATGTAAAAAGATTATCCATTCTTAATTTCCTCCTTAATTTTTTTATATAATTTTAAAAGAGCAGATGTCATTTCTGCTCTTGTTGGCGTTATATTAGGTTTAAAAGTCCCATCAGGATAACCATTAATAATACCCAATTCATAAGCTTCATCTATATCATCTATATTCCAAAAATTTTCAGGAATATCATTAAAATATTTTGATTTTTTATTCATTATATTTGACACCTTCTGTTTAAATAATTTCCATTCATCAGGATTATCTACAAACCATTTATGACAATCTTTCCAACCAACAACTTCTTTATGAAGCCATAAATCCTCATATGGATTTAAATCAAATTGTTTACATAAATCAACACATCTTTCAACTAAAGTATTATATGTTTTATCATTCATCTTACCTGACCAATCAATATGACAACATTCAATATTATAAGTACAATCATTAGGATAAGATGATAATTTTTGCAATGCTTTTTGAGTATAAGTATTACTTCCTACAGCATAAACTATTTCATTATATGGAACACATTTAACTATTTCACCATCTAAACCAATTATTTCATGAGCAGAACAATAATCAGGTTTACCAGTTTTAGGATTAGGTGTTCCATGCTTTTTACTTTCAAAATAATTTCTATTACTAATAGCATTAGACATTGGATTTGCTACCCAATGTATTACTATACCTTTTATTTTATTAATAGATTTTTGTGGACGACTATATTTATTTGGTGTTAACCATTTTTCAATTATTTGATACATAAAATCACCTTTTAAACAAATTTTCCAAATAAATAACCAAAAATAGCTAATAAAAAAAGCCAAAAATAATTAGCTTTAAATACTTCACGAATCCACGGCTCTTTTGTTTTATTTAATGTTGAATGTATTTCATTAATTTTATCATCTTGCTCTTTTTCTTTTTCTGTTAATTTATCAATGGCTTTAGTAATAGTTTCTTTAAACATATCAGTTTTTATATTCGATTCTTTTAAATTATCAATTAATTCATCTAATTTTTCAAAGCGTCTATTATGTTCTTTTAAATCTTCTTTAATATTTTCAAATTGAATTTCACATACTTTTTGTTCACATATCACAAGAATACCTCCTTAAATGAGGTTATTATACTATATATTGTATATAATAAAAAGAGTAACTACAAGATAATGTAGTTACTCTTAGATAAAATAGGAATTTTATTTAATTATTGTTATTGTTTTAGTATTTTGATTCCACTCAACCTTACAACCTAAATTTTCAGCAACAAAACGCAAAGGTACTAGAGTTCTATTATTTTCAATTTTAGGAGCTACATCTAATTCAACAGGTTTATCATCTACATAAGCTGTTTTATTACCTATTTGCATTATAATTTTCATATTATCACACTCTTTTTGATAAATTAAGTATTTATTTACATCAATACTTTCAGGTTCTGGCAAAATAAAAAGGCCGTAACCATATTCTTGGTCAAAGCCTTGTTCACCTAAATCTATTACATGGTCATATATAAATTGTTCCATTTCGTTTTGATGTAATATTTTTCCTATTTTTTCCAGAAAGAATTGTTGCACCAAAGCCAACATGCCTGCAAGCATTGGAGCCGAAAAACTTGTACCTTCTACTTGAAAAACTCTATCCGAATTCTTTGCATCATGAATATATAATCCCGAAAAACAAACAACATCCAATGCAGGCCCTCTGCTTGAATAATCTTTTAGAAATATTTTCCCATATCTATCATTCCAGCCCACGGCTCCTATTGCTATCCATACATTTGATTTAGCAAAGCCGCTTAATCCTTTCTGCCCTTCGTTACCTGCGGAAGTGGTAAAAACTACGCCATGTTTTTGTGCTTCGAGAATTTTTTCATTCAATGCTAAATGATTCAACCCGCCTAAACTGGCATTTATGATATGAATATTATTTTCAATTGCATAAGGCAGGGTTTTTTCGATAAAGTCGCCGGAAACGTTATTACTGTTACTTATTATGCCGCTTGGGAGTGAATAAAGTTCAGCATCGGGAGCCACTTGGTGCATAACGTCAAACACCTTTTGGCCGTGACCGTTTAGAATTGCGTTAGTACATTCACCAAAAGGGTCATGCAATTTGCCGTCAAAGAAAGGTAGGCTAGGATTGGCTTCCTCTATCTCGGCAATTTTAATTCCCTTGCCGGTATAGCCTTTCTCATGCCATTTCAGGATTCCGCATATCTCAAATTCTTTTAGGTTTTCTTCGATATATCGCACAAATTTCACCTCCAACAAAAATACCACCTGAGAATGTGGCTAAAAATATCTTGGTAAGATAAGAAAAAATTTTCTAATTAATTATCATATCAACATATGCATCTTTTAAATTTGAATTTGGCAATTCTAACCACACAACATTATTAATATTAATTGCTAATCCAGGTCGAACCTTTACGTTTTCTTTTATTTCACCATTAATATTTAAATTTACTGTACCATCAACATTAACTGCTGTAACAATAGCTTTTTGCTTGGTATTAAATTTCAATCTATTCTGATAAAATTTAATCATTCTTTCAATAATAAAAAATAAATCATTTGATTGCTCTACTTTTTTATCCATTTTATCAACTCCATTGTCTAATAGCCCATAAACCTAAATTCATAGTTGAATCAAAACTAAAATTAAAATCTATAGTTTGAATAACATAATTTCCATTAGACCCATTATTTTCATCTGTAATACTAATTATATCTCCTACTTGATGAGAAAAATTTGGTATAATTGTTGCTTTAATATTTTCATTAATCATTATTCTTTGTTGCAATTCCCAATTAGCTCTATCTTGTGCTAATTGATTTGTAAAAATATTTTCATCTATAATTAATTCAAATCTTTCACCTATTTTTGATATGCTTAAATCTCCATTGCTATTATCTTGAGCTATTGCTGAAATAATCGTACCATCATTAAGAGTAGCTCCTATAACTTTAATACTGTTTTTTACTTCATTCCAATTTAAATCTCTAGTACTTTCAAGGTATAATCCACTTGTAGTATAAGTCCATGAACTAGGAATTGTATTATAATCTGTTGGATTCAAGTATTTACGAAATCTAAACCATCCATAATTATCATAAAAACATTCATAAGAAACTATATTAGCTATTTCTTCAAGTATATCTGCAATAGTTGTACCAGCTTCTTTTTCTATTGTATATGGTAATAGAATATCACAAGTATCAATTATATATTTATTTTCACCACCTAAATTATATATCAATAATTTTATTGCTTCATCAACTCTAGTACCAACAGGTATAATAGTTTTATTTTTTAATTTACCACCAATTGTTCCATCAAATAAAACCCATTTATCCAAACCTTGTATTGTAATTTCTTTACGTAAAGGTGAAGATAAAATAGAAGGATTGCCTAATAAAAAAACCCCTTGATCATAAAGGAGCTTTTGATTATCTCCGTACTTATATCCACATTTTAAACGAAATTTTTTATTAATCCATAATTTATTTTGTGAAGAAGGTAAATATTTTTTATCTAAATTTTTTAGAGTTAAATTTATACTCCTACGATTTGATTTTGTGCCATCAAAATTAGCATTACCCGAAACAATATCAACAGTAATTTCATCTAATACATTTTCATTTTCATCTAACCACTCAATTACATATAAATATTGTTTTATATTTGAATTAATAATATTTATTTCATCTTGAGTAATCATTATGAAGCACTCCCAATTTCAATCCAATCAAAACTAATTGTACTCCATTGTTCTATAGTATCAGTCATGATTCTTCTTTTAGAATCATATGTATCAACATACCATATATCACCAGATGGGTTTTTCAAATATTTAGGTTTACGATTATTAATAAAATCTAAAACCTTTTTCCTATATTCTAAATTATCATTCATCAATAATGCTGATATAGTTCCAGAATCATACTGAAGTGTTCCATAAGACACTATAGGATATTGATTAAATCCTTCATATATATATCTTTGAATATTTCTAGGTAAATCTGAAATATCAAGATTTACATAAAATGAATAAGTCTCAATATTATCTGTTAAAAACCATCTTTCAAACTCAGATTTAATTGTTACCGTAGTTGGTTGTCCTTCAATATCTCCCGACATAGGCACAACTTCATATTCATATGTTATTGTAGCACTAGGAGTATAATCGATATAATATAAATCGCCTTGATTCTCTATTGTTGTTAATTCTTGAATTGAAGTATTATCAACTCGTCTACGTCTAATTTTCCATCCAGTTATTTCTAATCCATTCATACCAATATTTCCTGCTTCTAAATTATTTAAAAATTTAGCAATTAAAATTGTACTTAAATCCCATTCTTGATGTGTTGTATCTGTAGTTAAACCACTTTTCTTTATAGAAATTTCATCTACAATAACTTTTTGTAATTCTACAATATAAAATTGATTTGAATCAGAAATAGGAAGGGGAGACTTAAAAGGAACATTACCAACTACATCAAAACCTAATATAAGACTCAATTTATATACCTCCCCCATAAA